AGAAGATCGCAGCAAAGTCTACCATCCGCCAAAATGCTAGAGTGGTGGTTACAAGTCGTGACCTGGCACAGTGGCCAAAAGTAAATTCTTCAGGGGACAAATACACTTCTCCGATGAGGATTTCGTGGACAGGTGAAACACCATCCGCAACATCCCATCGCGTAAACACCAGTGAAATGTTCGGCATGTACAGTATACCTGTAGCAACTGCTATGGCGTCTGTCCCGATCAGCAACAATTTCTTGGAAGATTCTGCTTTCGATGTTTTCGGTCTTGTGTCGGATATTCTGGCAGAATCATTCGCCCTTGGGGAAAATGAGGCTTTCATTTCTGGAAATGGTTCTTCACAACCAATGGGAATTCTGACCGCAATAGGTAGCGCAAATTCTCCGTCTATTGTGAACAGCGGTTCAGCTTCTACGCTTACTCCTGACGGCTTGATTTCGTTAGCGTATGCTCTTCCAGAGCAATATGAATCCAATGCCAAATGGTACTTCAGCAAGACTACAGAAGCGATCATTCGCAAAATGAAAGCTTCAGATACATCTCTGTACTATTGGCCAGTAGCTACGCAGGTTGGTGGATTTGGAGCGACTGTCCCAAGTCTTCTAGGTTTCCCGATTGTTCGTGAATCGATGATGCCAGAAGTAGAAGCGAATTCTTATCCAATTATCTTTGGAGATCTGAATGGATATATTGTCTTGGATCGTGTTGGTCTGTCGATTCAACGACTTTCCGAACTATATGCCGAACAGAACATGACGCTTATTCTTGGGCGCAGAAGGGTTGGCGGAATGTTAGTTGAGCCTTGGCGTGTAAAAGTCCAAAAAGTTGCACAGTAGTGGAGGTAGTGATGGTAGGTATTCTTTCTGGAAAACAACTTTTAGAAATGGCTGCAAGGAACACTTCTGGAACAGGTACTGCTGTTTCTATCGCTGAACTTGTGAATTCTGTAGAAGAACTCCAGTGCATACTGAATGTGAGTAGTACTAGCGGATCTGGTCAAAGTCTTCTGCTAAAAGTGCAGGAAAGTCCTGACGGCACAAGTGGCTGGAGTGATGCAAAAGAATTTTCGGCTTCTAGTTCTGCAGGATGGCAGATGAGCCCATTTTCTTGCAGCCAACCGTATTTGCGGGCTTCATACAACATTTCTGGCTCATCAGCAAGCTTTACTTTCGGTGTCGATGTAGTAGGTATGTCTAAGTGGAAGTAGCATGGCTGTTGCATATGCATCAGTAGAGGATATTCTAGCTTCATTGCCAGACAGTGAGTATCCTTCTGGAACATATGGCGCACTTATTGGTCGCTTAATAAATGCTTCTTCGGAGTTGGTGGATAGCTATACCAGACGACCAATTGGGGCATACAAAGTTCAGACAGATACAGCTAAGCTTCTGTCTGGCAATGGCAAACGTGAACTTTCTATTCCAGAATTGGCATTTTGGCCACCACAGAAGGTGGAAGTTACTCCAGATGGTGAGACTTGGATAGAAATACCTACAAATAGAATGATACCACGACCATTCGGAGAAACACCAGTGTGGCAAATAATGAATCCTGATGTGTGGCAGGTTGGTGACAGAAATATCCGCATAACTGGAAAATGGGGATATAGCTTATCCCCACCAGAAATAGTTAAGCAAGCAGTCATAATTCAAACAATACGGTGGCTAAAGCGGGCTCAACAAGCGTATCAAGATGTTGGGGCAATAAGTGATTTGGGTCAGCAGAAATATGTACAGAAGCTAGACCCAGATATTTCGGTCATTTTAGAAAATTGTGGCTTGCAAAGATGGGTGGTATGATATGAGTTTAGCTGGAGCAATGGAAAAACTGTCCGCATATGCGAAATTAAGTGGAGCATTGATTTCCACAAGTGAGCCGACTGAAAATGTCGGGGCACTTCCATTTTCCGTAGTGTACGAAACATCAGCTGAGACAAATCTGCTATCTGCGGGAATGGCTGATGATTTGGTCGAAATATCTGTGGAATTTCATGCTTCACGGGTTTTGCTTCCGAAAGCCATATCAGATGCACAGCAATGGAAAGACAATTTTCTTGCATATATTATTGCAGATCCAACTTTGTCTAACACTGTGGACACAATCACTGAAATTCGGAGAGTTTTCGGGAAACTGGAATGGGGAAATGAAATTCATATCGGATACAGGTTTTTGATAAAGGTAAAGATACAAGTTCATACGTGAGGTGTGTATGATAAGATATGTTGGAAATGGTGAGTGGATACCTGGAGTACCTGCTAGAGATTTGTCTGATGATGAGTATGAATGTTACAAGAATTTGATTTCTGGCAGTAGCTTATACCACAAAGAAAAAGACAAAAGGTCTAGCGCAATTTCTGAGAAATCAGATAAAGAGGAGTGATAGATGCCTGGGATAAAGCGTTTAAGGAAAATTCAACTTGGG